GGGGGGTAACGACGCTATCTACATACTTTAACGACCTGAGATTAGTTAGGTCTACCTAGGAACCAAGTTCCTCTACGCTTTGAGCGGGGCCAGGGGCCTTCGTTTAATACAGTTTGTCCAACTCTGGGATCCAAACTACACCCGACAGACTATTCATGGAAGCAATTGCCTTCTCAATATTCAGCACATCAGTCTCCGTTAATCCATAGTGGTCTTCAAGAAAGCGTAAATATGCCTTTCGGTCATCACGATTATGCCAAACCCTTGCGGAGTCAGCATATTCGTTAAATTCCGAATGTTTACCTTTTAAACCCAGTTCCACTAACTTGTTGCCAAGTAATTCCCAAATTGGTAACCCCCTACCCCATGCCAGCAAACACATACCTTTAGAATAGCACAATTGCCTAGCAAAGTGTTCATAATTAGGATGGTTGAGGAATGGTAGAATCTTAGTTGACCAACTGAGCGTCTGGAATACACGAGCTGGTATTCTTGTCATACGAAGCTTGCCGGCATCAGTGTAAAAGAACATATTAGAAAGAAAGTCCAATTGGGTTATGTCCCCAAATGCGATCTTTGTACAAATTTGTCCTAAACCATGATCTTGTCGACTCTTATCTTGAGCGAAATACTTGGGCCATGTCCCTTCAAGGAGCTTCTGCTGTTTCCTCTCCAAAGCAAACAAAACATCATCACCTTTCACAAGTAAAAAGTAATCAGTAATGCCTGCTTTATAAAAAGTGTATTGCCAGTAACTCATCATGAGAACAGTGTTGCCAAAAGTAGTCCACCCATCTCCGGAAGCCCTGCCTTGGGTCACATAATGAACATTGCCTGAGTAAACATCCAACTTAATTGAATCACACAAGGCCTTATGCAGACAATCAACATTAAGAGGTTCCTCCCAAGAAACATTAATGTGTTTTGCGCAGGCCATTATGAGTTCGTTCATAAGTTCATTTTGCCAGGCGAGTTGTGTCATGTCAAAACCGGATCCATCTGCGGCCCCAAATACAACGTCACTAAAGTGTGCAGTGCCGTCTTCAATGGTTTCACAGATTTCTAACCAGTTCTTCCTTCCACAATAGCTCTTTATATTCTTATGTGCCACGCCTTCCAGTAATTTAATGAAAGGGTTAGCCCATAGTTTCTTTTCATCCGACGGTCCACAAATTTGTCTTTCCTTGACATTATTGGTTGCATGAGTTTTGTCTTCATGAACAACAGTAGTAAATTGTTGTTCAATCTTGGCAAAAGCCTCATAACCAAATTTCTTGTCAGTCCAGACTTCGGGATCTAGGGCCTTGTCCAACTTCTTCTTATAACTACCAGGGAATTCTTTAATCCAGTCTTGGTAGTTAACATTGAGTTGTTCAAAGTCCAAAGCCAAAAGAAACAATGGGATAACCTTATCTCTAAAGAACTGTTGGAAGTCAGGGACAATGTTAAGATCAGGTCCTACATTGTTTGAGCAAGCTCTTAGACAAGCAGCTAAATCGGTGCAAGCGCAGTGATGCTTCACAGTGCTAGTCCTCAGTTGGGGATGATTGAAAACTGGGGCTATCTGTGCGGCTCCAACATGTCCTTCCGGCTTATCACAAAGGACACCTATATGTTTCGCCTCTCTAATTAGTTCAAAGATCTCACAGTACCTGCCAATTATAGCCAGGTCCATTCGACTGAGATCATTCACACAATTAGAGGGAAGAGTCATAAAGGGTGCTGGAGAGTGGGCTGTTAAGCCCACACCGCTTATCACCTACTTGTTTTCCTTAACGTACTTACAAGAGGAGGAAGCCGACAGCACTTTCAAAAGCCTTTGGGTCTGTTGGGCACGCATCACACGTGCAATGGCGAATGCTTCAGTGAGCATCATGGAATCACTAAAATTCAACTCCTTAGCAAGCTCTCTCTGCGCAGCAGAAACAGCCTGATCAATAGATGAACTAAGTGCTTTGACCCCGAGCTTCTCGTAGGCCAAACGTACAGTCTTTAAGTCACAGGTCAACAATTGGGTTTCGACCGTCATACCAAGACTCCACCAGGGTTTTTCAAACAATTCAAGAGTTACATAATGCTTATCACCAACATAAGTGGTAAATAAGCGTTCTGATTCTCCAGTGAACTGCCTAATGGTGAAGTCTAAAAGGTCCCAACCATGGTAGGGTGTTGAGGTTCTGTCACGAAGATCAAGCACTTGATCTCCGGACTGGACTGTCCTCCTAACTGATGCCTCTGTTAATCTAAGTGATATATCGTCCAACTTAGATAAATTATTATCAATGGGCATGGAAACGGCTGGTAGAACTGGGGTAGTTCTAGCGTCGCTTTTAAAGCTAGTGTTAATGAGTGAGGAGGTAAGTATGGTGTTAGGCACACCATCCTCAACAGGAGGTTCAACATCTTCATAGAAAACGCTATCAAAACAAGGTATATTCTCCACACACGTCGCCTTGTTCTTAAGCCATTCCTTCTTAATGACGTTGAAACGAACCAATCTCATCGGCACGTCTCCATTAACAAAAGTTTCCAAAACTTCAAAGACAATAACACAAGGCACCAACCCATTTCTCAAATTGAGGTCGATCTTGTATTGCCATGACATTTGACCACCAGTGTTCAAAAAACCATGAGAATAGGGCATGACGTTTCCAACTACAGACGAATGCACTTGGTCACCAATAATTTGGTAACTACTTTCGTCATCTAAACATCTTCCCTTATTTCCCTTAGCAATTTGGGCAGCATGGTAGTCATTAAAGACTGCATATCCGGTACCCCTACTTTCAGCAATTCTACAGGCCATTCCTTCTAAGACCTTTGGGTAATAAATATTCTCTGTGCCTAAAACAACTCTAAAGTCCTTGTTGCAATTATTCTTGGGACAAAGTGCAACACCGTTAGTCAATAGACATTCACAATGATTGTGAATGACTTGTTCCGATTGACCAATCTTCCTCCAGTTGTTTAAGTCACGCAAAATATCTCTATTATCAAAAATACCAGCAGAAGTAGTAACTCTGTGAGAGAGATGGTAACCATCAAAATCCTTACGAGAGAGAAACCTCACCTTACTGAGACTAGGCTCATAAAAACTGGTCTCTTCAGGCTCATACTTGTAGTAAACTAAGTCACTCAAATATGCCCTAAAGAATGCTCCAGATGGGTGGGGATGATTCTCTTGCTCTTCGAATATGATTCTATCACGATCGCTATCCTTCGGGGGTAAACGCCCCTTAAAATAACTCTCGATCGCCTTTCTACTCTCACTTCCAAGCTTATACTTGATGCGGATATTTGTGATAATGCCCTTTGAAATACTGAATGCGGGTCCTTTGAGCCTAATTGCCTCAGCGCCTTTGACTTTAATCTCTGGAGCTTTGTCTTTAGGATCATTTGATACTTTCTTTGCATTCTTAGATTTGCTACTAACATATGTGTCTGTCATAAAATGTGTTGTTTGTGTTGTTTGTGTTAAACTTAG